GGTGGAATACAACGGGTAGTGGTGGGGGGGCTTGACAAAGCGAGCGGAATGGTGTATTATTACGGGTAGCGGTAAAGATTACCGAATGAGGGAAGAACACCACGGACGGCGGAGGTGGTGGTGGCGAAGGAGCAGGTTCGGCTGCCGAAGGGGTGGAGGCCGTTGTCTGCGGAACAACTGCAGGCGCGGGTGAACACGTACCTGGAGTTACGGCGGGGGCACCCGCAGACGAAGGCGGGGCTGGCGTTTTTTCTGGACTTGGAGCGGGCGAAGGACTTGGACACGCTGGCGGAGTTCCCGCGGTACGGGAAGGCGATCCGGCAGGGCTTGCTGCGGATGGAGGACAGGCGGGCGAGTGACTTGGCGGACCCGACGACGAAGAATGCGCGGGGGATAGAGTTCGACCTGTGCAACAACTTCGGGTGGGTGGACGCGAAGAAGGTGTCGCTGGAGGACAACAGGGCGCGGGTGCTGCGGTTGCCGAAGAGGAAGCCGGTGGGGGCGCCGGTCGGGGATGTGAAGCCGGCGGGCGAGAAGAAGGCGGCGAAGCCGAAGGAAGAGCCGGCGGGGGAAGCGGCGCCTGCAGAAGCGGTAGCGGAGGCGGCCAGTGCCTGACTCGTACAGACACAGCGCCGGGGAGTGGGGTCCGAACTGCCGGAAGCAGGAGATCATCCTGGAGCGGTCGGAGACGGAGCTACTGGTCGGCGGCGCGCGGGGCGGGGGGAAGACGGAAGTCGGGCTCATGTGGCTTGTGGGTCCGGAGGACAAGCCGCTTATCGACAACCCGCGGTACCGGTCGCTCGTAATACGACGGGACTACGAGGACCTGAGTGACTGGATCTTCCGTGCCAAGCTCGCGTATCGGGGGTACGGGGAAGTGGTCGGGAATCCGGCCGAGATCCGCTGGCGCGGGGGCGGGGTGACAAGGCTCGGGCACTGGAAGGACAAGGCGACGTTGAGCCGGTACATCGGGCACGAGTACTGGCGCATGCTGTTCGAGGAGTTGACCCAGACCGTAGAGTGCCTGGACGACTACAAGCTGCTGCTCGGTTCGCTCCGGTGCAGCGAGCCGGGGGTGGAAGCGCAGCTCTACGCGAGCACGAACCCCGGCGGACCCGGGCACGCATGGGTCAAGGCGTACTGGGTGGACGCGGCACGCAACAAGACGGTCGTGGACCAGAAGACCGGATACAGCCGCATCTTCATTCCGGTGCTCGCCAAGGACAATCCCGACATCTCCAAGCAGTACCTCGGATTCCTGGACGGGCTACCGGATAAGGTCAGGGCGGCATGGCGCGACGGGAGTTGGGAATCCTTCGAGGGCCAGTTCTTCACGCTCACAGACGCCCACAGGGAGCAGCCCTGGGACATCACGGATACGTGCACCGACCGGCTCTACGGGTCGCTGGACGTGGGGATCGGCGACTACACGAGTTTCGGGCTCTACTACCTCGACACGCGCGACAGAGCGCACCGGCTGTTCACGTACAAGGCCAACGGCAAAACGCACCGGGACCACGCGGAAGCGATCCGCGACAGGATCGAGACGTTCCAGTGGACCGGCGGCAAGTTCCCCAAGACGGTCGCGGCCGGCAAAGACGCATGGAACCGCAGGGCGCTTCGGGACGAGTTCGCCAGCAGCGCAATCGACGAGTACGAGGACGTGTTCCGCGGCAAGGGCACAGCGTTTGTGCGGGCGAACGACGACAGGAAGGGCGGATGCGGGGTGTTTCGGGACATGCTCGCCGTGCAGGACGGGCTTCCCGGCATGGTGCACTGGACCCGGTACAACGAGAGCTACGAAATCGACATGCAGGCCATGTCCACAGACCCCAACGACCCAGAGGTCTACGTGCCGTGCGCCGGCGACGACACGGCCGACGAAGCCCGGTACGGCGCCGTGCTGCTCAAGAGCCTGGTCATGCGGAACCGCGACTCGAAAGCGGCCCGGGCCCGGCAGGCGCCAGACCTGGTGCCGTTCAAGACCGAGGAGATGGTCGCTCCGTACAAGGAACTTCTGCACGAGGTCAACTGCGCATGAGCGGACTACCGGAGAAAACACCGTACACCATGACGGGGACCCCCGGCAGGGGTGTGCGGATCGTGCCGGTCCGGGAGGCGGTCGTGAACTTCATGGCGAATCCGCGGTTCCGCGAGTGCTGCCGCATGATCAGCCGCGAAGAGGGCAAACCGCGCGCGCTGGAAGTGCTCTGCCACAAGGGGCTTGTCAAACACTACAGGCCATCACACATACATGTCCTCGAAACCGACAAGGTTATCGAGCTGCAGCGCCGGAAGTTCGCCGGTGCACTCAAGTAGGGAGGCAGAAATGCGCCGAATCGCTGTCGTACTTCTCGCTCTGGCCGGAATCGCGCTCGCACAGCGCAACACCGACGGATGGAAGGACACGCTTTCCATCACCGACACGCTTTCGTCCACATCGCTCTACACCAGGGCAATTTCCATCACGGACGGAGAGGACGTGCGGGTGCTGTGCAAGGCAGACGACACATCCTCCACGGGATTCGCGTCGGATTCGCTCGATTTCCGTTGGGGATACCAGCTTGGCCTCATTACCCAGAACTCGACGCCCGGCAGAGACACGGCATGGAGCGTCCGAACGGTTCTCGACACGCTTGTTGTGGATAGCCTGGGCATGGATACGGTCAACGTGACGGCGCCGGCAGGCACAATCACGTCCTACTGGCTGCAGCACGCGGATACTACCAGCGTCAGCGGGTACGCCGTGCAGGATCGGTGGTTTGTGCCGGAGTGGGGAGAACTGATCCGGTTCTGGGCGCAGGGGTTGACAAAGCAGAAAGTGGGCGCGGCGACGGTGCTTATCTTCGAGTTGCACCAGCGCCAGTACGTTCCGACCGGAAGGTAGAGTATGCCGCTCGATCTGGTCAAACAGTTCGAGAAGCACGAGAAGGCGATCAGCAGGTACGTCGACGACCGCATATCGACGTACTTCGGATCGACTTGCTTCAAGGTGCTCAAGAATCGCTACGCGCGACTGCGCGACTCGATTGACATGCGATACCACGAGACGCGCAGCGGCGGACGCGCCATCAACGACTGGAAGAGCAAGATCGCGATCCCGCTCGTACGCGAAGTGTACCTGATGCGCAGATCGGTTATCCACGCGGCCTACGCCAAGGATCCGCTGATCTCGGTCGTGCCCACGATTGCCAGCACCGAAGAAGGCGCGCGGCTCATGCAGGACACGCTCCAGAGCAACATCCGGTCCACGAAGTTCCGGGAAGGGCCGTACCGCCAGATCGTGAACTCCTGCTCGCGGTATGGAAGCGCCGTCGGCGTGCACTACTTCCGGGGCAGTTCAACGGAGTCGATGGTCACGCAGCGACGCATGGTCGCGGGCGTGGCGTTGGGGTACGAGCGGCAGCCGAAGCCCAGGTATCGCAAGGGCGTCTATCTTGACGAAGTACACATTCTCAACTACTTCCAGAATCCCAACATCATCAATCCCAGAGACAGCGACTACCAGGGCTACATCGGCCGCGAACACCTGTCGGCGGTCATGGCGGAGTTCGAGGCCGACCCCGCGCTCTACGTCAAGAAGAACATGAAGAAGATTCTTGACGAAGCAGAACGCGGAGGCCGCAACGACCCGAACTACTACACCGCGAACAAGGCCGAAGACCCGCACGCGGTAGGGCTTGACATTCAGTACTGGTGGGGAACACTCAACATCAAGGGCAACGAGGACGACGAAACAGAATACTACATCGAGCGCATCGGTGACACCATCGTGCGCATCGAGGAAAACCCCAACGATTGGGACATACGTCCGCTCACGACATGGGGGATCGACCAGCGCGAAGAGTGGTGGTGGAGCAACACCGACAGCGAAGGCGTTGTGCCGCACGAGAATTACCTGAATCTGCTCTTCGGCATGGCGGCGGACAACGGCCTGCGCGCGCTGCAGAACTACATCATGTACCCCCGCGGGCTTGTCGACGTGGCCGACATCAACAACCGCGCCAAGAACGGCGGATGGGTGCCGTTCGACATGACGCAACTGAAGCCAGGCATGGGCGCGAAAGACCTGTTCTACCGGTACGAGTTCCCGGAAGCCAGCATGCAGAACGCAGACTGGATCGCCGCCCAGGTCAAGGAAGC